TTTGATTGCAGCTAAACCACCTTCTGCATAGTACATTCTATTATCTATTGGACCGCCATTAGCAACATTTAAAACAGTAGGTTTTGGAGCTAAACCAAATTCACCTCTAGTACCGCCCGTACCTAAATCAGAAGCTAATTGGTAACGTCCTAATTGATCCATTGAAACTAAAGGAGTATTAGCAAGACCGCCAGCTTTTTCTTTAGCTGAATCATAGGCTAATTTACCCAAGAATCCACCTAAAGCTAAACTGCCAAGTCCACCTCCACCGCCAAATAATCCACCGCCGCCACCGCTGCCGCCACCGCTACCGCCAAGAAAACTTAAAGGACCTGTACCTTTATTGGGGTCAACGTTAAATATTTTATCTGCAACACTGTCTTTTCCAAACAATCCACTAAAACGACTACCGCTACTGCTTCCCATTCCGCCACCACCTAAAATACCGCCAAACAGACCGCCTGAATTTGGGATAGCAAGGTCTTTTCCAACAAAAATAGTAGTGCTTGAACCTAATCCATTTGCTTTTTGTAACGCCTCAACAGTAGTATTATTTTCTGCTGCTATTTTACTTAGAGAATCGCCAGGTTTAATTTTGTACGCTGAAGCTGACATCCCTGTTGGTCCATATTCCATCATTCCTGTATTAACGTTAAAACTACCCCCGCCACCGCCAAATAATCCACCTAAACCTTGGTTTAAATCACTAGCTTTACTCTTTGCTACATTTATACCGTACTGCAAAGGATTAAATGCTCCATCAACTTGACCTATTTTTTTGATTGAATCAAAAAATCCTAGACTAGAACCTCCTGCGGTGCCTACTGCAGTGCCTCCTATTTTTGCAAAAGCTCCAGTATCGCCAAATAATTTTTGATTACCGCCAGAGGCTAAAGCCAAGACATCGCCGATACCGCCTTCACCTTTGGCTATTTTTAAAGCCGAGCTACCTTTCATATATACAGCAGCATACGGTTGCCAAGGGCCAGGTATAACGGCTGCTATTGGCGCAACCTTTTTAACTACTTTTTTAACCGACTTCCAAGTTTTCTTTAAAAATCCAAATTCTGGTAATCCAGTTATTGGATTAATAGACATACCTTCGCCAACCTTATATTCGTAAGGATTAAGGCCAGCTGCTTGCATTTCTGCATCTATACGAGCTTGAGTTTCAGGGGTGATAACAGGTGGAACAATACGTTCCCCTAAAGCTACGTGCGCCATAAATTGATCTTCGTCGCGACCTAGTGTAGCTATTCCTGTTCTGCTTCTGTCTATTCTATTCATATCTATTTTAATCTTACCTTTATTTTAAAATATTGCTAATTATAATCCAAATCTATAAAGTTTTTTTTATCTTCAAAAGAGTTTTTACAAACCAACCAAAAAACTAATAAGTATCTATCGCCTGCCTCAATTGGCAAACCTCGGTGCATGTGCGTAAAACTAGGAAACATTAGAGCGTTGCCATTAGGGATCGGCTCTACAGTACCTAGTTTAGAAAATTCTGTACCACCGCCTTTATAATCGCCTGTATTTAAAGGAACAACAACACTTATATCAGCACTTGAATCGTGATGCCAAGCTCCTTGCTTTTTTTCTTTTAAATTATAGTTGGCTACCTGTATTCCACCACCAGAAACTACTCGTCCCCATAAACTCATAAAGATAGGGTTTAATATAGCAAATACTACTTGCATCAATGATCCGTAAATTTCGGGCGCACATTCTTGCAATACAATTTCTGGTATTTGTCTGAGTTTGTCTTCTTCTGGATTAGGATTAAAATTAAAATGTTTTTCCATATTTGTTAATTCGTCTTTAAAAATGTCGCAAAATATTTCAGAAAAAAGAGGAATACTGTAAACATTTTTAAGATGCTCAGTTAAATCAGAATCTATAGGTAAATCTGGTATATTGTTTTGACCGTTGTTTTTGAAGAAATCTTTTAATTTTTCTTGTGAATTTCCAACTTTTTTAAAAGTTTCTTTATCTATATACCAATCAGCAGGTTGCGTAAGTAAAAGGTTTTTTACTTGATAATCGTCCGTAAACTGTTTTTCTTTAACTGCCTGCATATAACTATGAATACCAATTTTCTATGTCCCATCCTGAGATAGAGCTAGTTAAACTTATGGTAGTGTCTCCGTTAGTTTGTATAGAAACAGAGCCTACCGATGCTTGCAGTTCATACCCTTGTGGATTTGCTGGAGTATGCAACTGTATCCATTTATTGCCTGTATAAACTTGTAAGACGCCAATGGATGTATTCCATATTACATCACCTATACTAAAAGCTAAAGTGCTGATTTGTTGATCGTTATATTGAGGCGTTGCATCTGGATCAAATGTTCCTAGATTTATTTCAAGTATTCTTACTAATCTATTAAAAGTATCTCGATTGGCAAACTCATTAGATTCAATGGGCAATCGAGTTTCTAATAATTTGCTCATCTTCTGCCGTCAGTTTTTATATCTAGCCTAGTATCTCCTAATCGCCATCCTAAAGATAAATTACCATCATTAGTTTGATCGTCATTTGATTCTACACGTACAACAACTTGTCTTCCTCTAGCTCTTATATCAGCTTTTGTTGTATTAGAACTTATTTCTGATGTAGCTTTGGTAGTCAAAGATTCACCTGGGAAATTTCTTACTTTGGTTACTATGTTTACTGAGCCTAAATTTGAATTTTGTAAAAAACGTATGTCAGGTATGATGGAGGATATAGAAGAAAATTGGTCGCCATCACCTAAATCAAAGTCACTCGACTCTATAAAAACATCAGTCATTTCGTTGCCATCGTCGTTATACCCAATCTCATGTTGATAAACATAATTATTAGCTGTTGCTTGAGGAAAAGTTTCTACTCCAGAATCTAACCAAGCATGTCTTTCTAAATTACCGTAGTACCAAACTTTTTCTTGCGTGTTATAAATTACGTAACGATCTATTTCACTAGATGATCCTGAAGGATAAAACCAACCAATCTCGTTATTTTTATTATTGCTAAAAGCGTGTATTTTGTAAGCTTGACCTATATTCAAATCTGAAAATACGTAATCCAATACGGAACAAGGTAATTTTTGTACGCTACCATTGTATAAGTAAAAACTACCGTAACTCATAAAATAAATACCAGAATCAATTGTAATAGCTCCTTTGGGGCCAATTAAACCTACGCCTTCATTGATTAAATTAACAGCAAAAGTAAATGGCGGTCCAACAAACTGCATACTGTATAAAGATGTATCAGTAAATATAACTATTTCTTGTCTAGATTTAACAGCTCCTACTATTTTTGAACCACTTGATAAACGTAAAGAACCAGCTGTATTAGTAATTAGCGGTTCAAATTCTAATTCGTTTTCTTGGTCAGAAAAAGCAATTAACATAGGATCTATTACACCGCTTCTAGAACTGCCAACAATAGGATCACATCCTAAAACAATTAAATGTCTGTCTACTTCAGATGTTATAACTTGTAAACCAAGTGTAGGGACTAAGTTAGCCCCAGCAATATCAGACAAAGCTATTGCTCTGGTATTAGTTCCATTATTTTCTAACCAACGATAAATGCCACCGCCACGTGGATTAATAATTAAGTTTTCACCAAAATTATCATGCGTCCAAAGTCTTAATTGTCCACTTGCGCTAATAGCGCTTGTTGAACCAAAAGTGCTTGATCCCCAAGTACCTGATCCCCACCCAGCTGAAGGTACGTAAGAATCTAAACCTACATTTATTTGATAAGCACCATCTACTCCAGACCCACCATTACCAGTGTCACTTGAATTAGCAGTTACTGTATTGCCGCTTGTATCTTTAGCTGTAAACGTATAAGCATTAACAGATGTAACAGCAGTAATTTGATATTCTTGATTTAAAACTGTTGCGGTTACTACTCCACCTAAAGATGCTGCACCAGCGATAGTTACAAAATCTCCTGTAACTGCACCGTGATTTGAGTCAGTAGCTGTTATAGTGCTAGAACCATTTGTAGCTGCAAAAGTAATTCCATTTGTTGTTGTAGCTCTAATTGGAGTTACATCGTTATAAACACTTCCTTCTTTAATATAATATTTTGAAGTTGTACCAAGTCCTAAATAAAGATTACTACCTAGACTCATCCAATTATGTAAAGCCCTAGTAGTTCCTAAAAAAGTATTTGAATCTGTTTTTTGCCAACCACCAAATTTTTCTACATGCCCGTTTCTAAATCTAATTAAATTACCATCAAACCATCCGCCTTCATTATCGTAAGCAGTTCCTTCTCTGTTAATTCCAGGTCTAAGATTTAATTTGGTAAATGCCATTTATACTGATCTCCAATCTTTGCCTTCAAACAATAATGCTTCTGAGTTTCGTCTTTTAACTAACCCATTTAAAACTTTACCATTTGCTTTATTCCATCGTTTTATTTGATCTGGAACATTTTCGTAATTACCATTATTTAAAACTATTAATAAAGTAGATTTTTTTAAATTAGTTGGCCCTAAATTATAAATCCAAGCAATTAAAGAATCGTATTGATTTTGATTTAAAGTAACTTTAACCATATTGTCTAAATAATGTTCGTACTCAACCAATTCTGCTTCTAACATTTCATCAGCTTGTTGTTGTGTAATTTCCATGTCTTCGGTTACGCCTTTGGTGACTCCGTATCCAATTGTTAAAACGTCCGCAGGACAACGATAGGCTTTTAATTCGCATCCTTCATAATGTTTTATAAGTTCTATGCCTTCTGTAGAAGTGTTCATTTTATTAGCCCCAAACTTTAACTTTAGTACCACCCCAATATTCAACAGCATGACCTTCTTTAATAAGTTTTGCGCAAATATCTTCACCATCTTCAGTATAGGGTATTCCTAGAATCCTACCATACTTACCTTTACCTAAAGATTTTACTCTAAATGTACCTACGCATAATTCCTGTAATCTTGCTTTGGCTTTAAGTCCTAATGCTTTTTCAGCTAAGTTTCTAGTTCTTGATTCTGGTGTGTCTATACCTGCTAAACGAACTCTTTGTTTGTGTAGTTTTACATCAAAACCTAAATCCAATATGCAATCAAATGTATCTCCATCAACAATGCGATCTAATGTAGCTCTATATACAAATTCATCTGGCGTGTTACTCATCTTTATCCTCTTTTTTAGGTTTATCATAATCTCTATAATATTCAACTATAGATAAAATATTTTTAGTATATCTAGTTATTTCAGCTAAGTTGATAGATAAATTCTCATATTGTTGTGTGGTAAGAGCATAATAAGGCATAGCTGGTGCTTTACCTACCTCTACTAATTCTAAGTATTCTTTCATTATTTCTGGCGTAAGCACCTTCCATTTGACATTAACACCCTGTATTTCCATAGGCATTGGCGGATGATACATAGGCGGCATTTCTGCTATAGTCCTGATTTCCACGGGTTGTGTCTTGGGCAGAAGAGAACAACCGCCCAAGACTATGAATGTACTAATTACTATTGGGAGAGTTTTCTTCATCATTTTGTGATGTTAAAGATATTAGTTTATTCATAACCTTATTTGAGGCAGAATTAACTCTGCGCTCAATTAAAATTGGTTTCATAAGAGCTAGATTGTTCAAATCATGTTTAGCAAATTTGTTTCTTAATTCTGTTACTGATCGCATGGCTGCTTTTTTTTCATCTTCTAATTGTTCCATTTGTATCATTGTCTCTTTTTGTTTGTTTAAATAATTTTTTATTGATTCATTTTGTTCAGAAATCTTATCAGTTAAAACAATTTGATTGGCTTTAAGTGTAAACACTTGATTATTAAGATATTTAATATAAATGCCAGACCCAGTTATACTTGCTAACAACAATCCTCCTAATATTAAATTTAACTTAAATCCCATGTGTAAACTTCCAAAGGTTTATTTTTACCTTTAACTTTTAAAGGCTGTAATAATTTTAACTTATAATCACTCTTTATGGCAGTATTGTAACCAATTAACAAATCTTCTCCTGCTTCTTTAGTACCTGATTCTAGTCTAGCCGCAGTATTTACAGCATCCCCAATAGCTGTGTAATCAAACCTAGTTGCTGATCCCATATTACCTATAACTGCATATCCTGTATTAATACCTATCCCTATGGCAATGCCAGGTAATCCTTCAGCTTTAAGCTCTACGTTTAAGTTAGACATGTTTTGCCAAATATCTTTAGCACAATCTAAAGCTTTATTTTCGTGAAATTCTTGATCTAAAGGAGCGTTAAATATAGCCATCATTGCATCGCCTATATATTTATCGACCATACCACCATGTTTTTGTACCGCTGTTTGTTGTGCAGTAAGCGCTTTATTCATAATATAAGTAACTTTTTCTGGCTCTAAAGTTTCTGACATAGCAGTAAAGCCTCTTACATCAGTAAATAAAAAAGTTCCATATCTTCTTTCTCCGCCTAATTTTAATAAATCTGGATTTTTTTGTAATCTTTTAACTTGTCTAGGATCTAAATAATGTTCAAATTGTTTTTTGATTTGCATTCTAAGTTTAAATTGTTCTCTAAATCTTATATAAAAAGCTACTGTTCCTGTTATAAATTGACTTATTAAAGACCAAGTTACGTCTATTAAAAGACCTTGTTGTATGAGATAATGCCCGCCGAAAGCGGTGCTAATCATAATAGCGCCAAAACAAAGGACTCCTGTTGTAATTCCTAAGTTGCTTAATGCAACCCAAACTAATGACAAGGATATAACAAAAATTAAAATTTCAACCGCTACGCTGTAGTCGGGTATGTATGGACTATTTTCTATCAATATTGATTCTGCTAACGCTGCTTGTATCTTGTGTGGCTCAAGTAACCCTACTGGGGTAGCTAATTGTGGCATTACGCCTTTAGCGGTAACACCGACAAATACAAATTTGTCTACTACATTCATATCTGTCAGCGTTGTAGTTGGGGTATTAACCCAGCTAATCCATTTACGCCCTAAAGAATCAACAGGTACTGGTAATAAACCTTTTACTCGTATTTCTTCTAGACCATTAGAATTTGTTTTTATAACATAGGTATCAGCTCCAGTAAGAGCTTTTAATACTTGTGTACTGAAAGCTGGAATCCAACCATCAGGGCTTTTATATAATAATGGTATTCTTCGCACAAGATTATCAATATCTATAGGTGCTGAGGCTATACCTTCAAGAGCATTTAGTTCTTTTATATTTTGAACTGTACCACTTGACATA